TTTGGGATTATCGACGAGAAACATACGAGCCGAGGTGGCTATCGGAGGAGCAATGAAGAAGGAACTCATCTATCTAATCGGACAACCAGGCAGCGGCAAGTCCACGGTGGCAGCAGAACTGTTCCGCGACCTTCCGGAAGAAACAAAAACTGAACCATTCGGACACATTGTGTACCCCAATGCTATTCAGCTCGGAGCGAAGCGCGAATCCTTTAGTGGAACGGATGCGCTACCCATGAACGTGCAACCTAAGGTTGTTCCGCAACTGAAGGAGTGGGACTGCCAGTACTTCTTCGGCGAGGGCGACAGGCTGGCGAACGAGAAGTTCTTCTTGGCGGTGGCCGGTGCCGGTATACGACTGCACGTGTTCTTGCTTAACACTCCGAACGCAACGGCAGCAGCGCGGCGCGACAAGCGAGGGAGCAATCAGAATGCCACGTGGTTGAAGGGCAGAATGACCAAGGTCAACAACTTGTGGCGGACCTGGGGCCATCCTTCATATGCGCTGAATGGCGATGACGATCCTGAAGTGATTGTCTCCAAAATGAAGTGCCTCACTTCAATTATGCAGATGACAAGGAGATAGTTCATGCAACTCGAAACCAAGGAAATTGTACGGAGCCTGGATGATAAGAACCTGACCGACAAGGAAAGGAAATTGTTCGAACCGATACCCGACACTCCCGAATTCAATGAGGCGGTGGAGGAGATCCTGGGTGACGATGACAGAGCAATCGCCACAGCGAAAACCAAAGGCGGCAGGAAACTACTCGCCTGGGCAGAACAGAAGAAGAACGAGCGGAATAAAAGGAAACGCCAACGGCAGGCCAGGAGAAAAGCGCGGAAGAAAAACAGATGACCCATGAAGATCTGGTAAAGCTCGGCAGGCAGTGGCTCAGTAGGCCATGGAACCCATCTTTGAAGCGGTGTCAAGAAGGAGCCAAGGAGCCTGACCGGTGGTTCGCTGAACCTCCCAACGCATGGAGGATTTGTAGACGACCAGCTTGCGCGGTTACAATTACGGAGATGACCACGGCAATATCAGAGACTCCGGACGTGATAGGCTGGACAGGTACAGGAAGTTCCTTTCTACTCGAGTGCAAGGCATCAATCTCAGATTTCAAAGCAGATCAGAACAAGGCGTTCCGCAGGCACCCGTCCTTGGGCATTGGCCGGTTTCGGTTCTACCTTGCTCCCTCGGGACTTCTCAAGCCTGAACAGATCCCAAAGGGATGGGGGTTGCTGAACGCGAGCAACGGAGGGAGAATCACGATGACCAAACCCTCCGATGTTTTCGAGTACAAGCATGACTACGAGATGGGCGTCTTCCTTTCTCTGCTACGCAGGATGAAAGTCAAACCAGGTAAACATGTCAACATCCGAGCATACACAGTGGACGACAAAGAGAAGGAGCCGAGAGCCACGGTGACATTCAGGAAGGTTAGGAAAAGTTAATGACCAAATACTACACGAGCCCGAGGTGGACGGCAGAGCTTCCCGATTGCTCCATGCCGATGACCTTCGACACTTATTCCAATTGCGGATTCGGATGCGTCTACTGTTTCGCCTCCTACCAACGAGCCATTGGTCACGACGCCAGGAAGGATGCCTACCTGAGTGGAGATTCAAACGCCATCAATGTGGAACGCACCAAGCGTATCTTCACTGACCCTGACTTTTCCCAGTTTGGTCCGTACACGGCAGCGCGGAAGACACTTCAGTGGGGTGGAATGAGCGACCCGTTCTGCACCATTGAAAAGAAAAAGGAGGTGGGCCTTGAGATGCTTCGCTTCTTTGCGGAGATAGACTATCCGATCTGCTTCAGCACGAAGGGAGTCTGGTGGCTCAAGGATGAACGGTACACCGAATTGTTCAAAGGCCGGAAGAACTGGAACGTCAAGATCAGCATCATCACCATGAACAAAGAAAAGGCGAGGCGAGTGGAGATAGGGTGTCCGACTCCTAAGCGACGGCTGGAGGCCATCGAGAAGGTTGCTCAGCTCGACTGTGGAGGCGCGACCCTTCGCCTTCGACCTTTTATGCTCGGGATTACAAACCCGACTCACGTTCCGCTCATTAAAGAGGCAGGAGAGCGTGGGGCCACTGCCATGTCGACCGAGTTCTTTTGCCTAGAACGTAGGAGTCCGGCATTGCGTAAACACTTCCCGATGCTGGAAGAGGTGAGTGGTTTCGACTACATGAAACTGTACGCCAAGTATAGCAGTGGAGCTGGCTACCTCCGGCTAAACCGGAACATCAAGCGAGAGTTCGTGAACGAGATGGAGGCCGCGGCCAGGGAAGCAGGGATGCGTTTCTATGTGAGCGACGCGCACTTCAAGGAGAGATGCGACAACGGCTCCTGCTGCGGCCTGGACGAGTCTTGGAATTACAGCCGTGGTCAATTCTGCGAAGCGCTGGTGCTTTGCAAAAAGAACGGAAAGGTCACCTGGTCGGAGATTGAACCGGACATGATTGTGGCTGGGCTCGATAAGATCCTGTGGCGACAGGCGGAGAATTACAACACTGGGAGCGCTAGGGCCAGAGCGAAGTTTCATCGGCATAGCCTTCGCGACTACCTTCGGTGGCTATGGAATAACCCGAAAGCAGGGCAGTCACCGTACACAATGTTCCAGGGAATAATGAAGCCGACCTCGAAGGACGAGGACGGAAATCTGATTTACGAGTATGACGCAACACGCGGTTAAAATAAGGGGAGCCGTCGACGAAAACTACCGGCCTCCGAGGATTCACCTCCCGAGGTTGGACAAGGCGAAGTACCTGAAGACCCACTCGCGCATGAAACTCATCATGCGAGCCGAGGCTATGCGTTCCCGCCACATCGCAATGGCACGGGAATCTTCTTCAGCCTTTATGGAGTACTGCTTCGTCGATGAGAAAACAGGGCTACCCTTTCAGCAGCAGTGGTTCCACGATGAGTGGCACAAGGCCTGGGACGACCACAACCGCGTGATGATTATCGCTCCTCGTGACCACGCAAAAACGAGCAACGTGGTTGGGCGAACACTGTGGGAGCTCGGGAAGAATCCCAACCTGCGGACCAAGATTGTTTGCGCGTCGGACGGACGGGCCAAGGAACGTTTGTTCGAACTTGACCAGCACCTCACCACGAACCCCAAGGTATTAGAAGTCTTCCCTCATTTATTACCAGATCCTGCGGCACCGTGGAACGCGCACAAGCTGGTGTTACAGAGGACCGCTCGTCACCGTGACGCAAGTGTGGAGGCACTTGGTATCACCAGCACGGCAACGGGTGGTCGTGCCGATCTCCTCATTGCTGACGACGTAGTTGACCGAAGGAATGCGCTGTCTTTCCCCGCGCTGAAGGAGCAGATCAAACAAGCGTGGCGTTCTGACTGGACAAACCTCTTGGAGCCGGATAGCCGTGTTTGGTACATCTGTACACTTTGGTCGCCTTCGGATCTTTCACACGACCTGCTAGATAACGTCGCCTACCACGTGTTGCGCTACGACATCGACATGAACTTTGGTGCGATGTGGCCGCACAAGTGGAGCGAGGAGGCTCTGCGCGAAAGGTTCAATGAGATTCTCAGTATTGAATTCAATCGAGCATTCCGGAATATGGCGATTGATATTGAGACCACGCTCATCCGACCGGAGTGGTTTGTGTACCGAGATCTCAGGCACGATGAACGTTTCAATGAATTGATCGAAGAGGACAAACTAATTTTCCTCACGAGCTATGACCCTGCCGGCACGCCAACTGGAAACAAGGACCAGGATTACACGGGTGCTTGCATCGCGGCCATCGATCCGGAGCGCGGAGATCTGTACGTTATTGATGCGTGGCACAGACGCATGTCCCTCAAGGCCGCAGCCGACGAAGTTGACGACGAGGCTATTCGTTACGAGCCCTGGCAGATACTTATTGAGAAAGAGGGGAGAGCTTTAGACGAGTGGGTAGAGAACGAGCACCCAGAAACCGCACAGCTCGTTCGGACCAAAAGACCGCTCGTGTCCAAGAAGATAAGATTGCTCGGCGCAACTCCCCTGTTGGAAAAGGGCAAGTGCATCTTCAGTGCACACCTAGATCCAAACAACTCGCTCTTCGACGGTTCTCGTGGT